TCCGGTTGCCGCCACTTGCTAAGAGTGAAGAGCGGTTAGAATAGCTCTTAGCACCAAGTCTCTGGGTGGGCTTATCTACTTTCCCTCACCCAGATAGGGTTAGTAGCGCCCAGGATTGTTCAGCGGCGGTTCTGGGCGCTCACCCTAAAGAAAGGCGTCATGCTAACTAGGCTTATGTTCTGGGAAGTTAGTTCCTGGCAAGCATTTATTTGGTGCTCAGCACTTGGAATTCTGTTGTTCTTAGTAATCCTACTAGGAATGTGGTGGGCTAAACGTCAAGTCCCTTACCATGTTAATTCTTATAAGAGAAAGTGTAAGTTCTGTAATGTTGAAGACGCAGTCTCCGGCTTTGTATCGTGCCAGAAATGTCAGGATTCTGTCCCGCGATCTCGACCTATTCGAACACGCCAAGATGGTAGCCGGTTCCAGTAACTATTCTACTAAGGTGGGTTGTGTCGCGGCTAAATCAACTCGTGTGATCTGTGCAGCAGCCAATAAGTTAACAAACGCTTCGTTGAATGTTCCTTATGGTGAAGCAACTAAACATGCGGAAATGGCCGTCTTGACGATGCTCACAGAGTATGCTAAAGTCACACTGTACATTGCAAGGCCCGGCCGAGTTGATGACCTACCTTCACGCCCTTGTGTCAAGTGCATGCAGGCGATCAAAAACAAAGGAATCAGGGAAATCGTCTACTTGTCAAAGGACGGTAGAGTAGTAAAGGAGATGTGGTGAGTACAGTTACATTCAGTCCAGATCAGGAGATGGCGATCCTGAACTGGCTGGCAGATAATCGTAGGGCTGGCTTGACGCTAGATGAAATCATTGAAGGAGTAGAAAATGGATTCCTCACAAACCCAACAGACATTAATCAGTCCGAGCAGGGTATCGACATTCATTGATTGTCCGAAGAAATACCACTTCATTTATGACTTGGAGCTAAAGCCTAAGGGACCACAAAAGGGGTTCTTTAGTAAGGGTATCTATGCTCATGAACTGTTACATGTATACTATCAAATGATTGAAGCAGGCGCTGAGCCTGGTAATGAACTCACTAGAGCTAACCTGATTTCCCGTATCAGAAACGATATGGCAATTACTGACAACCTAGAACTGCTACCAGTATACGGTTCAGTCACACGCATGATTACTAACTTTGTGACGTGGCAAAGCCCAGTGATTGATACGAACATGGTTATAGAAGAAGTTGAAGCTGAGCTATTGTATCCTATTAACGACGACTATGCTCTCTTTGGTTATGCTGACTTACTATACCGTCGAGATGGCGTTCCTCACGTTAGGGACCACAAGACGGGAGAAAGAGCGTGGACTAAACTAGACGTTCGATTCTCGATGCAGCTTCTCTTCTACGCTACGCTATATTGGAAGATGCGTGGCGAAGTTCCTCTTGCAGAGATTAGCTACATCAATAGCAAGGACTACCTCAAAAAGCAACCATCAAGGGAGGAACTGTTCACCTATACACTCATTACTTACACTGAAAAAGAGTTGAGTATCTTCTTCGATGACATTTGCAGGGCAGTGGATCGTATGGTATCATATGTTCCATTCCCCTTGTACGGCCAGCACTGCCGTTACTGTCCATTTCAGGAGCCATGCTTCCTGTCTCGCAAGGGGTTTGATATCAGTCAAATCCTAGCACAGAATTATGTGAAGCGAGAATCTGGAAGAAAACATGCCAGCTTTACCGAGAGTAACGCCGTCGATGACCAAACCGATTGAACACTTTATCGTCAGGTTTAAGGATGGTACAGTAAAAAAAGTAACTGTCGGGAAGGGGGAAGGATTCTTTAGAGAGGAGACAGTTGTTGGGTCCAAGGCTAGTTTCACGACATATCAGTGTTTCATTGCCCAAGGAGATGCAAGGGAAATCCCTAGTAACAAAGGTTAGGTATGGACGGATTCACACCGGTACGAGAGACAATTCCGTATGTTAAGATTCTTCTTTATGGGGAGGCTGGATCAGGTAAGACTAGATTTTGTGCAGATGCTCCTAAGCCTATTTGGTTTGACTTCGAGTCAAGCTCAGAGACTCTTAGATACTGGCCGGAACTTAACGGAATCGAAGTAAAACGCCCAAAGGATATTGCCGAGCTTGTCAGAGATATTAAGAAAGCAGTTGCGGACCCCAATGTAGAGACAGTAGTTATCGACTCTATCACATCAGCACTCGACTTCTATATGCGTATGGAAGCCGACAAGCGAGCAGATAAGAGAGATAAGTACACCTTCTACGAAGCAGATTACAAGTACGCAACGCAGGTGTTCGGTGACCTGTTTGGTATGCTCCAGATTGCTCCAATCAATGTTGCAATCATCGGACACCAAAGAGAGTTCCGTGATCCGACTACAAACGAAGTCAAGGAAGTCTACCCGGACATTACTCCGAGACTTCAGCAAGCGGTAACAAGACTCGTCAATGTAGTGGCTTACTACACTTGTACGAATACATCCAAGGGAGCCAATAGGAAACTATATGTGAATAGGACTAGTAAGGTAGAAGCGAAGAACCGATTAAACATTCCCGATATCTACATCGAGAATCCCACATGGAAGGAACTGTTCAATGTTTGATGTTAACTTTGGCAACGCCAAGGAACTCACACTCCCGGATGAGGGGACGTATACTCTAGTCGTCTCCGGTTATGAACTTAAGGAAGCGAAGAACCCTGAATCACGCAGCAAGGGTTTTAACATCGCTCTTACGTTCGATATCGAAGACTGCGATGAATTCCCGAACGTAAAGGTGTATCACAACCTTTGGGTACACAAGGATAATCCGTGGGCGGCGAAGCTCTTTTTCGAGGCACTTACTGGTAAGGACTTGGAGAATGAGCAGATGGACCTAAGTGATCCTGATGAATTCATCGGTGATCGAGTTGGCGCACATCTCATTAAAGAGACGTACACCAATAGCGCACAGCAAGAAAAGACGAAGCTGACTCCAGAGTCATTCTTCTCGGTTGACTGAAAGAGTGCCCCCGTCCCGAAAGGGGCGGGGGTATTCGTCTATCTAGGAGCCAAATGAATGATCTAGATATCTATATAGATACTATCTTCGATGGCATGGAAGGGTACATTTACTCCCCTGTAAAAACAACATCTGATTGGAAGACCGCTTGGTTTCAATTTCCAGAAGAGCGGGATCAACTTCTGGAGCATATCAGAAAGTCAGAGGGGGACGTTTATATCTCTCCAGCTGTCTACAAGGAAAGGAGGGCGACAAAGGATTCAGTCAAGAAGTCCCAAGTATTCTGGACTGAGTTTGATGGCGTAGACAAAATCCAATTCAACAATTGTCCGCAGCCGACGATGATAGTTCAGACAAGTTTTTCTAGTCATGTTCACTGTTACTGGCGTACTAATCCGAATTCACAAGTAGTGGTAGAAGACGTAAATCGGCGCCTCACTTATTACCTACAGGCCGATAGTTCTGGATGGGACGTTACACAACTACTTCGCCCACCAGAAACTATTAATCACAAGCATGGGCTACCAGTCATTCTTTCTCATGCGAGCACAGTTAGATACCTACAGGATCAATTCTCGGCAATACCTACAGTGGCCGATCCGCTGACTGTAACGGTTGAAACTAAAGATCTAATACCACCATCACAAGTTCTCAGCATCCATCAATTGCCGCTGAAATTGATTCGAATGGTTAAACGGGAAACGCCTAATGAGCCGTATAGGAGTTCATTTCTATTTCGAGTAGCTAATGAGCTAGCCGAGGAAGACTTGACGCAGAGTGAAATCGTTTCGCTGCTGAAAGAGGTTGACTCTCGAATTCACAAGTATGAGGGGCGTTCAGATCAATTACAAAGGCTTAGTCAGATTGCAGACTTGGCGATCCACAAGCATATTGCTGAGGAAGAAGTCATTGTCTACACTCCGGAGTATATTCTCAACTTTGTAGAAGACCTGACATGGATACTCCCGAATTGGTTACATACCACCGGACAGTTAATGTTGTCATCAGCGCCCGGTATCGGCAAGACTCAGTTGTGTTGTCAATTAGCGTACTGCCTTACTGTAGGTGAAAAGTTCTTGGGTATGCTCGCCCCACAGAAACACAAAGTTTTCGTTATGTCACTGGAGATGGATAAGTCCGGTCTAAAATACATCTTCACACACCAGAAAGAACATTGGTCAAGTACACCAGCATTTCAGATCATTGATGAGTCTACAAGCCTTGTCAAGTATGAGGACATGATAGATCAAAACGGCATATCAGTAGTCATTGTAGACTCATTGTCAGAATTGTTCGATGAGTCTAGCGATAACATGAACGCCGAAGCTAAGAGGATTATGCGGTGGACCAAGAAGATTCGACGTAGATACGGTGTCGCATTAGTAATCATTCACCACAACCGTAAAGCTACGGAGGGAAATAAGAAGCCTAAGAGTTTAGACGATCTAGCATATTCATTCGATTTCGGACGTGTTTCGGAGACAGTTCTCCAGCTATGGGAAGATGCTAAAGGTTTGGAACTATCAGCAGTTAAATGTCGGTATGGGCCGAAGACTTCATTCATGGTAGACAGAGACAAGAGCCTATGGTTCACAAGAAAGGACTCAGTTGGTGTTAGTAAAGACTCAGGACCAGATAAACCAGATCAAAACGGAGATGGCTTCAACCCCAATTTTGGGAATTGACACTGAGACTAACATAACGGACGTTTATAGCGAAAGATTTCTCTTAGGTTTGGCAGTGGCTACTAGTGAGAATACATACTACATCCCTGTAGGTCATCAACCATACCTAGACTCTGACCCTGGTAATTTAGTCATCCCCAGCGACTTTTTTGAAGGTTATACTGGTACAATCGTCGCCCATAATATGAAATTCGATTACGACGTTCTCAGGAATGCTCAAATACCCATTCATACCGAAAATCTCTGGTGCACCATGATGCTCTCCGTCTACATCAATGAAAACCACATATTTGGCCATGATTTGGACTCCGTTCTGACGAGATACATTGGCGAGCGGAAGAAAACGGTAGAGCGCAAAGTGTTAGAACGCTTTGGGTGGGTAAATACCCCTCCAGAGTATATGAGTCAATATGCGTGCCAGGACGCACAACATCTACCCAAGCTTTACGAGATTCTCAGGGAGAAGTCCGATGAGAACCACTTAAAGTTTTGGGAAGATGTTGAGCGGCCGTTTATGCTACTTCTGGCCGATATTGAACAGCAAGGTATCCTGATTGACTATGCTCTTTGTCAGAGCCTTGGAAATCAGTGCTTTGTTCGGCAGCAAGAGATTCGACAAACGTTGGGGTTTGATCCAGCCAAGCCATCCGAATTGCATCCCAAACTGTTCCAAGAACCGCCTCTTGGTTTAGGTTTAAAGATTCCATCTCGTACTCCTAAAGGAAAGCCACAAGTTAGTTTAGAGTGGCTTCAGGGGGTGGGTCATCCCACCACTGCCCTTGTGTACGAGTATAGGAAGATCACCAAGCAATTGTCAAGCTATTTCACCCCATATCTCAACCTTGTGACCAGGGACGATCCCCGGCTGCACCCCAACTTCAAGCAGCATGGTACCGAAACAGGCAGGTTGTCATGCGAGAACCCGAACCTTCAACAGATACCTAGAGAGGAATACAAAGATGCTTATGTCAAAAAGTTATTCCGCCCCGAACCCGGATTCGAGTTATGGGAGATTGACTATAGGACAATTGAGTATAGACTTCAAGCGGTATATGCAGAGAGCGCAAAGCTCATTGA